ACGGGATGGAGAACCGCACGTTAGTTCGGCTAAGGTTGTGCTGGTGGACGGAGTACCTGGATGTGGAAAGACTAAGGAGATCTTATCAAAGGTCAACTTCGAAGAGGATCTGGTGCTAGTTCCCGGCAGGCAGGCCGCTGAGATGATCAGGAGGAGAGCAAACTCAACAGGAGTGATAGTCGCTACTAAGGACAACGTGAAGACCGTAGATTCATTTATAATGAATTACGGAAAGAGCGGTAGGGTCCAGTTCAAGAGGCTATTCATAGATGAGGGTCTAATGCTGCACACTGGCTGTGTGAATTTTCTTGTGTCTATGTCTTTGTGCGATATTGCATATGTCTATGGAGACACACAACAAATTCCATACATCAACAGAGTTACTGGTTTTCCGTACCCGGAGCATTTTTCCAAGTTGGAAGTGGACGAGGTGGAAACAAGGCGTATTACGCTGCGTTGTCCTGCTGATGTTACTTTCTTCTTGAATCAGAGGTACGACGGACATGTAATGTGCACGTCTAGTGAGAAGCGTTCGGTAAGTCAAGAAATGGTTAAAGGTGCTGGCGCCATTAATCCAGTTTCGAAACCAATGGAGGGTAAGATTCTCACTTTTACTCAGTTTGACAAGGATGCTTTATTGTCAAGAGGTTACAAAGATGTTCATACTGTGCACGAGGTGCAAGGAGAAACTTACGCGGATGTGTCGCTGGTCAGGTTAACGCCTACGCCGGTTTCTATAATTTCGCGTGAGAGTCCGCATGTGCTTGTAGCTTTGTCTAGACATACAAGGTCTTTTAAATACTACACAGTAGTTATGGATCCTTTAGTTAGCATAGTGCGTGATTTAGAGCAAGTTAGTACTTTTCTGTTAGATATGTACAAAGTTAACGCTAGTACTCAATAGCAATTACAGGTAGATGCAGTTTTTTCTGGTACCAATCTGTTTGTGGCAGCACCGAAGACTGGTGACATATCCGATTTGCAGTTTTACTATGATAAGTGTCTCCCAGGGAATAGTTCATTGTTTAACGACTTTGACGCTGTTACCATGAGGTTGACTGACATTTCACTGAATGTCAAAGACTGCACTTTAGATATGTCTAAGTCTTGTATCATGCCAAGAGGGGGGGAAAAAAGTCACTTGATACCAGTGGTACGAACGGCGGCAGAAATGCCTCGCCAGACTGGACTATTGGAAAACTTAGTGGCTATGATCAAGAGGAATTTTAATTCCCCTGAACTGTCTGGGATTGTGGACATAGAGAATACTGCATCACTTGTAGTTGACAAGTTTTTTAGTAGCTATATGTTAAAAGAAAAAAGAAAACCAAATAAAAATGTTTCTATGTTTTGTAGGGAGTCTCTCAATAGATGGTTAGCGAAACAAGAGCAGGTCACGATCGGTCAATTGACTGATTTTGACTTTGTCGACCTACCTGCCGTTGATCAGTATAGGCACATGATTAAGGCACAGCCCAAGCAGAAGTTGGATTTGTCTATTCAGACAGAGTATCCGGCGCTGCAAACGATTGTGTATCACTCAAAAAAGATCAACGCAATCTTCGGGCCTTTGTTCAGTGAGCTGACAAGACAATTGTTAGAGAGTGTGGACTCAAGTAGATTTCTCTTCTTCACAAGAAAAACTCCGGAGCAGATTGAAGAGTTCTTTTCAGACCTCGACAGTCATGTTCCAATGGATATACTGGAGTTAGATATTTCAAAGTATGATAAGTCTCAAAATGAGTTCCACTGTGCTGTAGAGTATGAAATCTGGAGAAGGCTAGGTTTTGAAGATTTTCTGGCGGAAGTGTGGAAGCAGGGTCACAGGAAGACCACTTTAAAAGATTACACCGCAGGTATTAAAACTTGCTTGTGGTACCAAAGGAAAAGTGGCGACGTGACTACATTTATTGGAAACACTGTGATAATTGCCGCCTGTTTGGCCTCAATGTTACCCATGGATAAGGCAATCAAAGGTGCGTTTTGCGGAGATGATAGCTTGCTATATTTCCCGAAGGGTTGTGAACTTCCAGACGTGCAGCAATGTGCGAATTTGATGTGGAACTTCGAAGCAAAACTGTACAGAAAAACATATGGGTACTTCTGTGGAAGGTACGTCATACATCATGATAGAGGCTGCATTGTGTATTATGATCCTCTGAAGTTGATATCTAAACTCGGTGCTAAACACATCAAGGATAGAGAGCACTTAGAGGAGTTCAGGAGATCTCTATGTGATGTTGCTAGTTCATTGAACAACTGTGCGTATTACGGGCAGTTGGACGATGCTGTAGGGGAGGTTCATAAGACCGCCCCTCCTGGTTCGTTTGTTTATAAAAGTTTGGTTAAATTCTTGTCTGATAAAGTGTTGTTTAGTTCGTTGTTTCTAGATGGCATTAGTAGTTAAGAGTAGGGTCAATGTCAATGATTTCATTAATTTGTCAAATTCTGAAAAGTTCTTACCGTCGTTGATGACACCGGTTAAAAGTGTTAGAATCTCCAAAGTCGATAAGGTTTTAGCTCGCGAGAACGAGTCCTTGTCTGAAGTCGACTTACTGAAGGGTGTCAAGCTAATCGAAGGTGGTTATGTTTGTTTGGCCGGTTTAGTTGTGACCGGTGAGTGGAACCTTCCAGATAATTGCGTCGGTGGCGTTAGTGTCTGTTTGGTCGATAAAAGAATGGAAAGAGCAAATGAAGCTACCCTCGGGTCATACTACACTGGGGCTGCAAAAAAGCGGTTTCAGTTTAAGGTGATTCCCAATTATAGTGTAACGACCGATGATGCGAAGAAGGGTATTTGGCAAGTTCTTGTTAACATTAAGGGTGTAAAAATGAGTGCTGGATTCTGTCCTCTTTCTTTAGAGTTTGTGTCTGTGTGTATAGTTTTTAAAAATAATATAAAATTAGGTTTGAGGGAGAAGATTACAAGGGTGACCGACAAAGGACCTATAGAACTTTCCGAAGAAGTTGTAGATGAGTTCATAGAGGATGTTCCAATGGCGGCCAGACTTAGTAGTTTTCGAACCAGATCTTCAAAAAGAGGTCCGAAAAAGTTCTATAATAATAATAGGAGTAGCGATGGTAGAAATAGTAATAATGGTGGCAAAGGGTTATACCCAAAGCCGGTAGGAAGGGTTGTAAGTAATAAGATGGTTAATGACGAGACCGAGTCAGCTGACGCGGAATCCGATTCGTACTTTTAAAATATGTCTTACACTGTCAACTCTCCGTCGCAATTAGTATATCTTTCGTCTGCTTGGGCTGATCCCACAGACCTTTTAAATTTGTGTACCAACTCGCTTGGAAATCAGTTTCAGACTCAACAAGCCAGAACTACTGTTCAACAGCAGTTTAGCGATGTCTGGAAACCGGTGCCTCAGGCTGGTGTAAGGTTCCCGAATAACGGGTTTAAAGTTTATAGGTATAATGCTGTTTTAGATCCTCTAATTACTGCTTTGTTAGGTACTTTTGATACCCGCAATAGAATAATAGAAGTTGAAAATCAGCAGAATCCCACAACCGCAGAAACGTTGGATGCAACCCGTAGGGTTGATGACGCAACTGTGGCAATAAGATCTGCAATAAATAATTTAGCTAATGAATTAGTGCGTGGCACGGGCATGTACAACCAGGCTTCTTTTGAGAGCACGGCTGGACTTACTTGGACTACGACTCCTGCTTAGTTTATGTATTGTAAAATTAATAAGGATTTGTATCCGTAAGATACACGTGGTGCACACGATAGTGCATAGTGTTTTTCCCTCCACTTAAATCGAAGGGTTGTGTTTTGGTACGCGCGGGTCAAATATATGTGGTTCACATATATCCGTAGGCACATAAAATGGCGTGGGATTCGAATTCCCCCG